GTGTCATTGGTGTCAAGAGGATAAATCTCAAGAACCTTACCTGTGGCAAGCATGTCGATGCCAGTCGGGTCTTTCACGCCAGTTTCGTCACCGCCGGGAATCAGCTTGATAATATCCTTGCTGGTATCGCCAAGCTCCATGTCAACAGTACATTCCATACCAGTAACACGGTCAGCGATAGGCACAGAGGCTTGGTCAGGCTGAATCGGAGTGGTTTCCTGAGTAAGATTGATGCTGACACTATCATTCATAGTGTAGCCGAGCTGTGCGCTATCGTAAACCACGATAGCAGGACCCATTTTGATTTTGTTTGGGTTCGGTGTGAAGGAAGAAGGTCTGCTCATTGTAATATCTCCTTTATGTAGTAGTAACTTCAAAAGTCGCTGTATAAGTCCATCCGTAATGAGAATCCACAGTTGTTCTCATTGGAGATGTAATATATACCAGAACCACTGAAATTACAAGTCCATCTGCAACATAAGTATTATAAATGTTGAAATTTTTTTGTATTTTGTCCATATCCGCTATCGCTTCGCTTCGTTTTGTGCGACAGGCGGTATAGTCGATTCTGCCTTTGAACATGGTATGCTGGTCATCTGGTGGGTCAGTGACAGCACCGATGCGAATAGCTCTGCACTCTTTAGAAGCATCAAATTCTTTCTGAAGTTTGACAGAATCATTAAAGAGTGCGTCAAGTTTATCGCACATAAAATCTTCAATAGCTTTCAGTCTGTTACTCATAGCCAATCCTTCAAGTGTATGTGAGAAATAACGTTTGTGAGTGTCTCCGGCTTGAACGCATCTTTGCCTGAGAACATACCGAAATTACCGAATGTACCGAGAACCGAAGTGCCAAGCTCTTCCTTGAACATACTGCTGAACACAACTTTCTGTAGGCTATCCCTGTGAGCATCTTTAGTCCAGACAGCCTGAACAGCTCTATACAAAAACTTGCCACCAACAGGCATACCGTAGGCGTTGCTTGACATGGCACTGGTTTTCTCCCTTGCTCTTTCGATGGCTGGCAGTGTACCCATTTTTGTGGCAACCCGGCTGTTTTCTGATTCTTTGGGGAACGATTCGCCCCACCACTCATGTAATCTGTAAAGAAGCAGGTTTTTATCAGCCATTGAACCCCACGGAATCACGTTAGTGTGGTACGCCTCCTTGAACGCCTCATCATAATCAGACTTCCAGTTATCAGCGTCAACACCAATCGTAAATGTAGCCTGATTTCTTGTAGTGCCTAAAATGTACCGTATGCTGTTAGAAAGGGAGTTTGGATTTGAACCGTCATATTTGAACTCAGGTGTGATGCAACGCGCTACCTCAACCATTCTATTCGCAAGCACCATAACGTAGCGCATAAGAGAAGCATAACCAAGCCGAGCTAAATCCGTAGGTGTCAATCCCCTCTGTGTAAAATTCAGGTTTATTGTCATTCCTTTATATTTTATGGAATGAAGAAGGCTGTTGGTCTTCTTGGCTAAATTATGATTCAACCCAGATACAGCCGCACCAAAGTCCGTTTCAGAGACAAAAGGATGTGTAGCACTGTAATTCTTAGTGAACGCATCTGGTGCGCGTGATGCAGACCAATCGTAAGCCATATAAACCTCAATAGAACTTCACATTCTCATTACTGCTCCACAGCTTGAAGCCCACAAAGTTTCCGTGAACATCGTAACTGTAACCAACCTTTGTGATTGTGTAAGCCTTGCCTCTCCATATTGCAACGCAGGTTCTTTCGCCAGTAGTAACAAAAGGCTCATCAAATATAGAGGTATAAGTCTTTTTATCAATCACCTTTTCCTGAACACCAAAGTATTTATAGAACACGCCGACAGATTCATTCGCGTTTCTATTTGCTGTATCTGCCTCAATATCAGCGGCTTCTCGTTTTGTAAAGATTCCGTAACACTCACCAATATCGAAACTGCAAACAAAATCACCGTCTCTATCATAAACGCACTCTCGGATTATCATTCGATTCCGAGGCTCTTTCAGAACTTCAAACATCAGCGTATAATCCTTATGTTCTTTGGTATCATATCTAAAAAGCGCATAGCAGGGGATTTCTTGAAAATCTGCATATACTTATCAGACTGCAAACCGTCAGTTCTACGTGTCCAATAAGTCTCAGCACCAATGTTGTCCACCTTAACGCTTGTAGCATCACGTCCAATATCATCAAACGCCCTAAGAATAGCGTCCTTGTGCATGAAAATAAAGATAGCCCACTCGAACACCGCACACTGGTAGCAAGTAGGTTTGAAATTACCCAATGTGGCTGTTGGTGTGCCCCAAGAAGTCACATTATCCTTGTAATAAATAGCCTGATTACCGCAGACCCAGAATGTCAGTTCACTTGTCTTCTTACTGCTTAAAAAGGTATTATATACAACATTAATGTCAACGTCCTGAGCCATCAAATAAGCGTTGACGTCTCTCTCTGCTGTCTCAATGAGCGACTTCTTATCTTCCAGTTCAATACCAGCCCATGTGTCCTTGTAGAAGAAATTAGAGGCAAAGTACGAATCCGCCATTTCAACTGTATTAAGCATGTAACCCTCTCTTCTTCAACGATTTCTTGACCTTCGGAGATAGCTTTTCATCTGGCTTTTCGTCAAGATACTCACCATTCTTTTCCCGGTCAGCTACTTCTTTCTGGTAAGCCCTGTTTGCAAGCATTTTCCTCATGTCCTCAAAAACATGAAGTCCAGCCTTCACTAATTCTGCATACTTTTTGTATCTATCGCAACCCCTATAATCCGGTAAGTCTTCAAGGTACTCGCAGTGAAAATACTTCTTATGTTCATCTTCAATTTGTTTGTATTTGTCATTCCGTACAGCGAAGTAAATATCACCGTAATCGAAATGCTCTGGCTTAATGCTATTCCATTTTAACAATGAGGATAAATCTTTTGCGTAGATACCCCATACTTCTGCGTAGATTTGTGCTTGGGGGAATGTTTCCGGGTCGTACAGAATAGTTGGTATACTAAACTTCATGTCAATTCCTTATGAAATGTAGATGGTGTGGGATTTCAAGGTCCCACACCACCCACAATCAGTTCCGATTAGGAGCCGGAACCAGAGCCGGAGCCAGCGTCATCAGAAACGTAACGCACGTTAATGACCTGCTGGATGGAAGCCGGGTCAGCGATGGACTTAACAAGAACACCAGCGGTATTCTTGGTATCAGCCACCCACTGTTCCCAATTCGAGGATGTGGTCAGAGTGCTGTCAGACGGATTGGAATCCGGGTTAGCGGCAGCCTTGAGCTGATAGCCCTTGACGTTGTTCCACATAGACCATTCAGCCTGATACAGATGGGAAATGTTTTCCTTGCCGCCGACAGTCTGAAGGTTGGCGCGGATAGGACCTGCGTCAGCCAGAGTAATGGCGGAATCAGTCAGGAGGAGGGTCTTGTAGAAGACATCATCACCAGAGGTGTAGATGAGGGACGGCTGGTCGGACACGATGAACGGCATACCCATAGTAGCAGGGATGCCACCGTAGAGCGTAACGCCGCCGCCGAGGTCATACATGTAGTTGAGGGTCTGATTCTGAACCAGAGCGAAGAACACACTGGAATGCATGACCATAATCTTGAGGCGACCGTACTCAGCACCAAACTTCATACGCGCAAGGTTGACCTGCGGCTGAAGGAAGTTTTGCTTGGGGGAGGTCAGGTCAAGAACGGTCTTATGCGTAGCACCATCACCAGAAACAATCGCGGTAGAGGCGATGTTGATAGCCTGTTTGATGGATTCCTGCATCTTCTTCTTGGCAAGCTGACCGCCAATCATATACATGATGGCGTCCTGTTGCATACGGTCAGAGGTCCAGAAAGCCTCATCTTGCCATTCAATGGCATTCAGCTTGAAGTAGGTGCGGAACATGGTGTGTTCAGCACGTTCAATCTTTTCCGGGGTCTGGTCGGAAGTAGAAGTAATGTCGCGCCGACTGACAGTACCGAAATCCTTGAAGTAGGCAGTCTTGGTCAGAGTACCCTTGGCATCAGAATCGGTAAAGCGGATTGCGCCGTTGGAGCCTTCATTGAAAAGGCGAGAAGCCTCAACCATCGAATCAATGTAACCTTCACGGAACTGATTCGCATACGGAAGAAGGTCGGAAAGAAGTGTGATAGCCATAATCAATCTCCTTTAAGTTTCTTATATTCTTCAAAGCCGTGTTTAGCTATGAAATCAACTCGGTCTTCTTGTGTTTTGAACTCAGGTTTTTCACCCGATGTCTGGTTATTAGGTTCTCCACCTGCACCAGAACCGGAATTGACTGTAACGACAAACTGTTCGGGCTTTTCCTCTTTGATTTCGAGGATAGCCTTTTTGACATCCTCCTCTTTTGTAAGGTCCACCCCTTTTCTTTCAAGGAGAACAGAAAGATAGTCAGCATCCTTGAACGTAGCATTTGCCACGGTCTTGCAGGTTGTGTTAGCAATCTGACTGACCTTCTGAAGACGCTCATATTTCTGATTTGCATTCTTCAGGTTTTCATTTTCTCCTTTCAGCGTCTCAAGTGCGCCAGTGATTTCGGAGAGCTTGGCATTGAAAGCATCATCATTCTGCTGAGTGAGCTTGAGCTTTTCAGCATTGAGAGTTTCAATCTGTGTGTTCAACTCCTTAATCTGGTCGTTGAGTTTCTGTTTTTCTGCGGAGACCTCGTTGAAGCGTTCAGTCGGGCGTGTAACTTTCCCGAACTCTTTGAACTCCTCTTCTGTCAGAGGTTCTCCTTTTTTGAGTTTTGCGGACAGTTCTTCGTAAG